GTGTTTTATAGTTAGTTAACTTTCCCTCCCTATAGTATGGGAAAACTATTTTACTACCATCGCTAGAGCTTTGAATATTATTCTCACGAATAACTTCATCTGTTATACCTCTTGAGTTTAAGAATTCTTTACCTTTTCCAGATAGTGTTTGCAACACATTTTGACTAGGCAATGAATAAATCTTGTTCTCCATATAATTTTTATTAGTTAGTGAACCAACTCTTCCTTGCCAATTACAATGGTGGCACTTAAAAACCCCATCCTTTAGATTAACGGATAGTGAAGTATCTAACTTGTTCTTCCTAGTTGGAGAACATTTTGGACACTTAGTTTTTTGTTGAGGTGAATTACCCCTGAGTTGAATCCCTAGATTTGTAAATTCTTGTATCATCTTTGTATTATACTTAGTATTATTTATTTATATACTTAGTACTATCTATATAACATAGTTAATACTATCTATATATATCTGCCATTTTGGCACTTGGAAGGTTGCTAAAGATTCTACGTTCTTTACCTTCTTTGCCAATAGATTTAGTCTTTCTCTTAATAAGACCTTTAGACTCTAATTTAGATAGTATTCTATAGAGAGTTCTCTCACTTATTTTAGTGGTTTTAGATATTGTTTTATTACTAGCAAAACAGTATTCCCTATTACCGTTTTTGCATAATGAATCAATATACTCCAGTACCATACCTTCGCTATTATTTAAGTCGTATTTTTCCATATCATCAAAATTTATTTTCACAAATTGTCCCATAATTATCTGTTTATCTAGTTAAAAAAAGGAGGTTTTGATATAATCTCCACCTCCTGGTTTAATTAAAACGGTAAATCGTTACTTCTATCGGTTACCGTTTGCTTAGGAGCATTGTTGCTACTATTGTTATTGTTGTTATCTGGCTTGTAGTCGTTAATCCAAACACTATGGGTTTTACCATACTGGTCAGTTTCTCTTAGCCCACCAACAGTTAGCTTAATGTAATGTTCCCCATTATACTCATACCAATGGGACTCTAGCTTACTTTTAGCAATAGAGATGTTAATTAGGTCGAATTGACCTGCCTTAACACCTTTTCCAACATACTCTCTTTTTTTCTCGTTACTCATAATAAATAATTAAAAATTAAACAATTAACTTTGTAGCAATTCCGCTACTTCTTTACTGACATTATACTTATCTCTAATATTATTTATAGTATATTGCCCACTCTTGATTGCCTTCTTAGCATTGTTAAACTGGGGAGTACCCTTGTTCAACCATGCTTTAGAATTACCACTATCACTTTTATGGTCATTCGTAGCATCGGCATCTTTATTATCATCAATAAGGAACAACCCATTAAGGGCATATTTTCTAGCATAACTACTAGATGCTCCAAAAGATTGTGCTATATCCATACCCTTTTTATTAGGGTTTATTCCAGCCTGTGCCTTCCTAGCAATACTATCTTTGCCATCACTAAGAGTTGCTGTAGCTTCAATATACGGAATACTTGCCGCTTCTTTGGTTTCGTCATCTAGTGTTAGCGATAAATTAAATTCCTGTAGTAATGGTTTAACCGCCTCTAAGATGTCCTCACAGCTCCTGTAATTGTAATTACCGAAACTGTTTCTTTGATTCTTCGGTGCTTTCAGTCTCCCCTGAATATTCACCAGCTTATCATTGATTGTTTTCATATCGACAAATATATATAATTTTTTCCAACTGACAAAATATGTAGAAGAAAAAGGAGCAACTTTTTAGCTACTCCCAGTTCTAAACAAAGATAAACAAGAATTAATATAGGGAATTAAACTCTTGTTACAAATATACGCCTATTGAATTCACATTTCCAAATAATACCCTATTAAATTCACATTTAACTATCTAAATGATTCAACAGTAGATTTCCATCATGCTCATTAAATCCTTTTATTTGGCGATACAGATGTTTGCTATCCGACTTGACTTTTTTTTTCTCAGCTTTGGTAGAGTCTATACCTAGGTTAGTATATTGAATTGCATCTAATTCTAATATCATATCAGTACGCTCTTTAACACTTAGAGCAAAATCAGTAGCAATTTTGTTTGCCAATTTACGAATAGTCAAATCTTCTTCCATATTATAAAATTAAAGGTTATTACTTATTTATACAAATATATATTTTTTGATACTACTTATGGAGCTTATCACCAAAAACCTTCTCCACACCCCTTGAACCGAAGTATCCTCCAATCACAATAGATAACAAGCCAGTTATTGAGTTCAATTCTAAACCATAAAACCAACCTATAACATAAGCTACAGAAAAGAATATTAAAGTTAATGGTCTAACATTAGTAGCTAACCAAGAACCACTACGAGAATCAGCAACCCATCTACGAGTTATTCCATCTATCTCAGCCCTCTCTAAATCAAGTTTCTTTAGTGCTACGGACTTATCCTCCTCTGACATCCCAGAACCCCCTATAATGGCTTGTATTACATTTCCTGCTAAAGTATCTCCTGCTACTGCATTAACAACGTCAGGTATCTTCTTTAGTAGAAACTGTCCTACTTGGGTATCTTTAAATTTCTTTTTGTCAGACATAAGGTATTGCCTACGGTATTAGTAAGTCCAAACAGAGTTTGACTTGGTATCGTCTGTATCTGCGTGTATAAACCCTTTTGCAACTCCAATACGTTTGAATCCTGCTTTAATAAGGGCATTAAGTATAATGTATCTTTCACTCCCGCTTCCAACAGCAATATCTGCTGCAACTCCTTTGAGGTGGCTAGAGTTTGGTACTCCACCAACTTGTTTGTTATGGTCTGCTGTTCTATAACCACTTGTGATTTTAAAGGGTATTCCTGCGAGTTCTCTAGCGTGTTCAAGTTTATAAACAAAGTTAGTATCCATATTCTTACCTGACTGAGGTAAAGAAGGACAATCAAACTCTGATAGGGAAAAGTATTTAAAGTTCATTTTGTAGTTAAGCCAATTAAGATTAATAGTAGCATCCCACCAATAAAGATAAGTTTACCTTTACTAAATAAGTTTCCATTCCAATCCTTTATAATTTGTGCTTTAAATAAAGACCACCCTGTTTTAGCTAGTTCTTTTATCTTATCCATAAGTAATATATTTCCTGTTAATATACAAAAAGCCACTTAAAAAGCAGCTTATTTCCTCTTTTTATCAATCTTTAGATACTCCAAGTCTTTCATAAAATCCCTCATTTCTAAGGTTATTTCTCTTACCTCTTTCTCTAATTCCCTTTGATTCTTCCAAGTATATTCCTTTTCGTTATACTTTAGCTTTTTAACCTCCGCTGTATTAGTATCTATCTTGGCACTTAAAGTATAGTAAGAACCAATTATAGAAGCAAACATTACTGCGATAGTAATTATTTGTGATATACTAATTGAAACGTCTGCTTTACCGTCTCCGTCTAAATCAATCTTTGCCATTATTTTAGTTTTTTATATATTGATATTAAAGTATATCCGATAGCTAATACTAAAGATATTGTTTGTAGTACTGGGTTTGCTTCTGAAACACTTAACCCAAGTGCGAATATATTAGTAAAAGCTATCTTCAAATCTTGCATTATGCTATTGCTAAATAGATGTAATTAGCGTCTAACGCATTTACAGAAGCACTACCTGAATTTGGTTCAAACCCATTACTTAAAAAATCAATAGAAGCAGTACTACTATTTGTAGTTTCTGCAGCAGATTCATTAGGTCTTAAAAAATTATTTATTGGGTTAGAAAGGTTTCTTACTGAATCAAATATTCTCCAATCCCCTGCACTATCAGTTCTTTTGATTAAAACAAATCTTGGTCTAAACCCTGTTACAATACTATTACCACTTGAAGTTCCATCTCCTGTATAACTCCCTACCTTCTGATAACCATCTACTGAATGGAAGCAGTAGGCGATATAATCTCCTGCGGTTGCGTTTGCACTATTATACCCAAAAACAGAATCTGTCGGTGTAGTCCATAAGTTTAAACTAGGATGCGTACCAACCCCAGAAGATTGGTTTAAATATATAGTTTGATTATTATTCGTTATTCCTGCCACTCTCACATTCCAATAAGCAGCACCATCTGTTCTTTTTTCTAATATCATTTCAGGTGCAGAATCTAATCCGTGGGCTATTGTACCTGTAGTTCCAGATTTTGTATATTTCACAATACTAAACCCTGCATCTTGATTAGCACTAACTGTTGACGTAATATCACCATCAGTATTATTGTTAGCGGAAACAGTTCCTCCTGCTCTCCAACACCAAGCAACGTAGTCATCTCCACTTACATTTACATAATTACCGCTATCGCTGTTATCTCCTAAAGAAAACCCATTAGAATCAAAAGATGTTAATTGCTGTGTCCAATTACCGTGTTGATTTTCAATATCTGAATTGTTTGAAGATATTACTTTGTTTGCACCTCTAATTGAATCAAAAATACCGTGGAAATATATACCATCCCTATTCTTTATCCACACCAAATCAGGTTGAAAATCAAGCGAAGAAATTGATTGTGTACTACCGTTCCCTGTATAGGTTACAGTTTCAAAGTTTTGTAAAGGGTCTAATGCTGCTGATGCAGAGGCTACTATACCTCCTGTTGTAAAGAATTTCTTATTAAATCCCATTTAGTCAAGATTTGGTAAAGAATAAGAAACTACCGCTGCTTTAGTTGTAAGTGCGTTAATCTCCGCTTCTTTAGTTCCACATTCAGTTCTCAAGGCTGCTCTTGCATCTATCACATCCTGCGGTGCAGCAATACCTTCTTGTGCTCTGATAATGTACCAATCTGTTTCTTCTAATTTTCTATTGTATATAGATTTTAGGTTTGCAATTTTTGCCTCTTTTAACTCGGCTACTGTTTGTGTCCAAGTCTTGTTAATTACAGGATAAGTAAAAGTACTACTATCACTATCCCATTCAAGGTCTCCTAGCTTTTGAATTGCTGAATCGTAATCAGGTGTTACTACGTTGTAGAATCCTGCTTCTTCCCATTCTGTAGAAGATAATTTATCAAACCCACCAATAACATTACCCCAAGCTTTTGGAATAGTAGTGTATCTTTTTATTGCTCCGTCTATTTGTATTGCTTTCATATCTTATTATTATACCGTTGTACTTGAAGTGTAGGGTGCTACTGCATAGTGATAGACTTTTGCACCTGTTGAATCGTCTGTACAAATAATTTGTATTACGTTATTTGTTGTACCGTCGTAGTTTGTACTACCTACTTTGTTAAACGTAGACCCTGTTTCTGCTAAAGTAATAGCAAAGTCTCCATCTAATATAATATCTACAACTTGCCCCTGTTGAGCATTACTAATTGTTAGGGTAGCTGCATTATCTGCTGTTGCTGTAAAAGTAGCTGCCGAATCAAAGTTTATTGCAAAAGATGAACCTGTACCTAAAGCTGATAATGCTGTATAAGAGTTAGATAGTTGTTGGTGGTCTATCCCGTTATCAGAAACTCTTACCGTAACATCTCCAGTAGTAGTGTCAACTTCTAATCCTGTTCCCCCATCTACACTTGTAATTAAGACATCATCTATAAGAGAGGATAGGTCTAAGGTGAAAGTAGAAGTATCACTATTAACAAATGTTGCAAGACCTGCCCCATCTATTGAAGCACTCACTATTGCAGTATCATCCAAATAAGGAGCTAAATCTACTGTATCAGTTGTGCCATCGCCTTTTGTTAAGGTTAATGTGTTTGTTGCTAAAGATAAATCTGGCTTCCCATATAACTCATTAAAGTTATCGTTGACCATTTTAAAGGCATCCGCTAAAGGAGTCCCTTGTGTAGAATCTTTGGCTACCGCAGGGTATGTTACTATTGTTTGTTGTGCCATTTTATTTTATTTATAATTGTGTTTTATCTGCTGTAAATTGTGCATTATCCGCTGTTAAATCTCCTCCGAAATAACTAATCAAATCTGCTGTAAACGGTGTTACTGGTACAAGTCCCCAACAATTAGGAGCAGAAAAGTCAGGTATAAAGTATGTTGTGTATTGTTCATCTAGTCCCCAACCATCGTTGGTTTCCATATCACAATATATTTTTCCCCAATCTATTGAATTTGCCATTTCTCTTTTTTAAGTAATTACTTAATTTAATAATGTTCTCTTTCTTAGGTTTGTATTGTTTTTTATTTTCTATAGTACCCATCCTTGAAATAATGCATCTTTATCTGGATAAATATCTTCATTATTATTACTAAAATACTCAGGGAATTTACTACCAGCATTGAAACTCATATGTTCAATAAACCTATTGGTATAATATTCGGCATAATCCCTTTCCTTTGCTATAAGGCTATCTATTTCTTGCTTTAAAGGTTGAGTTGAATTCTCAGAACTATGCTTGTAAACTCCTCCATTTGATATTGTATAAGCAGCAAAAGGTAAATACTCTGCCATTGCAAAGTGAATTAACATAGGCTGAATGTACTCATTAACCAATTCTAAATAATCCCCACTTAAACTACCAGCTACAATATCGCTACTTATCTTATCATATAAATCTGTACCAAGATAGTTTTGAACATGAATCTCTTGAGCTAATTTAATAAACTGAATAAATTTATCAGTATCTACATTCCCACTCAAGGCAGTATTCTTAACTAAGTCAGCTCTTTTTATAAATAGTGCAGTTGCCATTATTCTTGCTCTTCAATTTGTTCGTCAATAGTTTCGCTTTGTCCAT